GCTGCCTTCTAATTTATAACTGTCTATTTGCTCAAAATTTACTTCTGGCATAGCCAATCTCATCCTAATTCTGTGAAGCCAATAAGATTTTTTTACATACCTATAACTGTTAGTATCAAAATCAAACTGGGCATCTTCTGGTATTTTCAAATCATCTTTACTTACATTGTTATAAGCTTTATCTTCCAATTCCTCGGCGGTTAAATAGGTATCACCCCATTCACGAATATAGTCAGACTTAAATTGGGGCTTAACTCTCCACACAATTTGCTTTCTATCCCCATCGTCCAACTCTTTAAGCCCTTCGTAGAAATGTTTTGCCAACATTGCTTCTGCTTCTTTAGCTGTATATCCTTCGACCGCATAAGCCAAAGTGTCGTATGAAATTCTAATTATCTGATGATCTCCATCAGGATCCAAAACTTTCATAGAAGCGTCTGTGAAAAACTTATTGGCATCATGCTTTTGCAATTCCATGAATGCTGATGGCTCGCCCATGACGCAATAAAATTTTGATTCCATCCATTCGGTCAAACTTCTTGCGCAAGTAGGGCCACTCCAGCCAGTGCCAGAATAAACAACCGGCGCAGCCAGTGTAATTGCGCCCGCACCAATTGCCTGTAAAAAACTTCTACGCTTCATACCCACTCCTAGTAATATGCTTTACGTCTACGCCAGTATTGAGGCTCTTCTTCCTCGTCACTGGGTAATCTTAAAAACCCACCCTGCCTAAATCTAATCAACGCCTGGCTTGAGCTATCCACATAGTCATCATGTTCCGCATTAGGAAACCGTGCCATCTCTTCAATTAAATCATCTGCCCACCGCTTATCTGGTGCCCATACTTTTCCAGAATTAAACAAATCGGCCACGCTATTTAAACGTACAAATTTGTCATTTCCACGGGTAGGAGTGTACTCGCTAACCGGTATTCCCATAGATCTTAATTCAAACACAAGCGGAGCACCAGCTGCTTTTGCCTCAACAATAAACGCATCAGGCTGCCATTCTTTATATCCTTCCAGCGCAGCTTTCTTAAGCGCAGGAAATTCCAGCTTATCTCTATATGCATCAAGGAGAATAATATGTTTATCTGTCGGGTCTTCGTTTAAGCTAAAAACACCCCAAGTCGTACACGCAGAATAATCGGCCCGCTCCGATTTTGTAAACGCCGTATCCCAACTCTGAATAATAAAATCACAAGGAGGGGGCATATCACTCTTCCACCTTCTCCACGATTCCCGCTTAATAATCGCACCCTCTTCACCAGTTGGCTGCTGCTGATACTGGGCGTTCCACTTATAAACCCCAATCTCTTCTTTAACAGCTTCAAGTTCTTTTAGCGGCCAAAACTCAGGCCATAAAGGATTACCTGACGGCATAATCGCCGGCAATTCAATAACCTCCCAGTCCTCGCCGGAGGCGTTACGCAAAATTTTTCCAGTTAAGTCCTTATCCGACCAGCGGGTCATCACGATCACAATCCGCCCACCAGGTTGCAAACGCTGACGCGGGCCAGATGTATACCATTCAAACACAGAGTCAAATACAGTCGGATCTCCCTGGGCTAACCTCGCCTCCTGCTCAGAGTGAGGGTCATCAATAATCATTAAGTCCGCGCCCTTACCCGTCATCGTACCGCCCACACCAATCGCTATATATTCACCCCCAGCATTCGTATTCCATTTACCAGCGGCCTTAGAATCGCTGGCCAAACTAATCCCAGGAAATATACTATCGTATTGATCGCTATCAACCAAATTTCGAACTTTACGACCAAACCCAACAGCCAAGTCCGCTGTATTGGATGATTGAATAACTTTCTTATCGGGGTAATTTCCAAGAAACCAACTAGGCAACAAGTAACTAGCAAACTCAGATTTGGTATGACGAGGAGCCATATTAATAATAAGCCGTTTACAGTCTCCATGTACAACCTCCTCAAATTTTTTAGCCATCACCGCATGATGTCTTCCGTGCACAAAACCCGGCCACATATATTTCACATAATCCAAAAAGCTCGCCTGACACTTCTCCCTTTGCAGCGCGTCCTTATACTGCGTCATCTGAGCCAAGAACTTCTCCTGCTCACTCGCCGGTAACTTTGATAATAAATCTTCAATCTGGGACATCAAGTTTCCTAAAATTTATATACACCGGCCGCACACTCCTCTCCATCCCCTTCATCTTCTTCAATACGCCAAGCTTAATCAGCCGCTCAATAATCTCATGCGTACTCCCCAAACTCCTACTCTTCCTGTGCTCCATCACCTCCCTCACACTCGGCCCATATCCCCTTATCTTCCAATACTCATCTATATATATAAATACTTCTGCTTGCGTTTTTGTCATCTTAAGTTCTAAACACTGTTCGTAATTTAGATCCTTTCGTTTTGCTATCATCTTAGGATTTAATACTTTAGTGGGGTGGCACATGAAACGTTTAGTGTGACCCCCTAAAATAGTTCTAATTAAACGCTCTCTTTTGCGCTCCATTAATGCTAAATACTTACTAACTGGATCCATCGCTTTGCTCCTCAGTCCTATAGTCCTGCATTCTTCAGTCCTATAGTCCTGCATTTTTTTATATATTTTTTTTGACTATGCTGATTTGAGACCGAGGGGGTCATCCATGTTTTTGGAGGGTGGGTCTGGAATATTTTTAGATAGTGGTCGAGGGTGTGGAATAGTATGCGTGGGTACAAGTGACTCCGTTTGAGCTGAAGTGGGGGGCGGGGCGGGGTGGGTCTGCGCGTCCTGGGAATTTTCCCCGGCCTCCTGCGCCAGCGCGTCATCATCCGTGCTCTGAGCGTGTTCGGTTAATTGTGGCGCGGTTAGTTCATTCAATAGTGAATCAGCATCGCGCGCTATTACATCTTCTGCCGAGCTATTCATTAGAGAGCTAATCTCTTTTAATATCTTAGCCTTTATATCCTCGCTTGAGTGTATGACCTTGCTCTCTGTCCTGTGCGTGAACAGTGAGACTTCAGTCATTGTGCCAATAGTGCGCGCGCATTGAACCTTAACGGCCTGGGAAGTTTCGGGGTTTGTGAGCACGTCAACCAGCGTAGATACAGCCAGAGAGCGCAAGCCTTCTGCGGTTTGGTATTTCATTACCTCATTAGCCCGGTTTATAGCTTCGATTGTGGCCTGTATATCTTCCCGGCTCTTAAGCTGATAGGCCTTATTCGCAACTGTAGTTGGCTTTGCTTTACTGTTATATGCTTTTCGGTATGCGGTCGATCCCTTCTCTCCTCTTGCTACTTCTTCCGCGAACTTCTTTTGTTTCGGTGTTAATCCTTTACCCAAGCCTCCGAGCACATCCACAAACGGATTGTTCTTTATCTCCTCCTTTATTGTTGCTCTAGGCATTTAAACTGCTCCGCTTCGCTATTGATAATTGGCGCGATCATACCAGAACACTACCAGAACTGCAACCAGGCGAGACAATCGCCCGCTTTAATATTGCATGAGCCGGGATTGTATGCAATAGGTAAAAGCTATCGACTTTCAATTTTGCATAGAAACAATTCAATTTACAAGGTCAACGCAATACTTTAAGATCACGTTATGCAATAGGTTATTGCATTAACTACTAAGGAGCTTACAAAATGACAGTTATAGATCAACCCTCACAAATCGCACAATTCAGACTTTTAACACTTCGCAAAATGTTAGAGCTTGAGGTTATGGGAATGACTCGCAGGGGTGCGAGCGCCTATTCAATCATTAAAAAAGAACTGGGTTTAAAAGGCAATAAAAAATCAGTCTTAGATCAACTCAATTTATTGCTCAACAAATAAGATCTACTGATGAGGCTTGATTAGCCGAAACCGCTCCGGCGGTCTAGATCAATTAAAAGGAGCTTACACAATGACAAACGAACAACTATTAAAAAACAAACAATGCGACGCATTTAGAAGATCAGCTTGTCGCATGGAACGCGCGAACGCAGGGAGCTTTGCAACTGCTATCGCCCAGGCTTACTACTATGCGGACACAAACAATGCCCGCAAGCTGGAGCAGGGATTTGCCGAGCTATTCAAGCGCTTTATGAGTCCTGAAGAATTGGAACTGTTCCGCGAATCAACCACCGTTTGAACCCTTGGGGACTTGTTCCCCAATAACTTAGGAGCTTAAACAATGAACCACATACCAAGAACCGCATTAAAAGATATTAGCCTCAGAATGTCAGAGGGTTACGATTTAGGGCTAGCCCTGTTCCGCGTTTCTAACCATTACGCGCTCGACCGCCAACAACTGCGCGAGGCATACGAAAGAAAAATTAAACGTGAGGAGCTTACCTCTAATGCCCTGCTCGCCCTGGGTATGCTTTCCGCCTTCCTTTGCCCGGTTTTCTTTTATTTAATCGCCAGGAGCTAAACAATGAATTTTGATTATTACACCTACCACATCAGCGAGCACTATTTGCCCGCGCTTATAAACGGAGACTATTCCGGGCTAACAGACCGGGAGGAGGCCGA